TTTTGATTCTTGAATTTCAATTCCTAATTGAGAAATAAATGTTCTGAAAGATTCCCCAGCTGACTTTTGAGAAATCCATTTATTATCAACCGCTCCTTGTAATCCGGTTGTGAACTTATCTAATGTCAACGCTACGTCGCGTGCATTCTTTGTAAGTATCGGTGATGGAATTACAACAAAGTTGCGGTTAACATCTTCATCTAATGTACCATGTATAATTGCTTGGTCGATTACGAAGTTGAAAATACTGACAAGCATATACTTAAAATATTGTTGTCTTGATTTTAATTTTCTTAATGTCGGTAAACCCATTTCTAAAGCAGTTGCCCTAGTTGTCTTATCGCCTTCACCAAACCAATGATTTGGAAAGCCAGCGCCGCCGAGGATCTGCATTTTAAACATATTAGCTTCGCCTGACGCGTCTGAAGAGTCGAGTTGTGGCGACACTACGTTCCATTCAATATTTTCGTTGTGATATCTTGCTGAACCTGGTTTAGGTGGAACTTGTTTTTTAGCAAATTCAGTGATTTCATTTTCATTCATACCTTTACACATTACGTCCCAAATCCAAGTATTCAAAAAGAATGCTCGTTCAAGTCTTGCGAAAAGGAACTGATCATATCCGTCGAGCCAATCGGAGAGACAATTGTGTAAAATTATACCATTTGCTGAAAAATTATGATATTTTTCTACATCTAAATCGTATACATCTGAAGTATAATCTAATTCCTCTACATACAATACCTCATGGTTAAATGTTGCATATTGATTTATTTTTTTACCAGGCTGAAAACGAGCATGAGATGCTTTAGTGTTTCTTTCAACTAATTTCTGTCTTTGTTCATCTGACATATTTTTATACATCTTTTTCAATGCCTTCTTTTCTTTTTCAATTTGTTCTGGAGTTAAGTTGAAAGTATTTCCTTTTGCATGAGTATTTCCTTTCATTCTTTTTTGTAATGATTCTAGTGTTTTCTTTTTCGCAGCTGGTGTAAGCAAAGTCTCTTTCATATGCAATGCAGCATGGTCAGCACGTGAAATCAATTGCAGATTAGAAATTCTATTATCAAATGTGTTTCTATTCTTATGGTGAACAAGTTCATTACTTGATAATTTTCTACCTAAAATAGTCTCCATTATAAATCTATGTTCTAGCATCCATTTGCTCTTTTTATACTGAATCCATATATAATCATCTTTGATCTTCCTTGCAACAGCTTGTACTCTATCAGAAGAAAGAAAATCTTTAGCTTCACGATACGTCTTACCATCAATTAAAAGGATAAGGTGATCTGGTGTAGTGATAATGCTATCACCATTAGTAAAATGCACTTTTACTAATTTTGCATTTTTTCTTGTCTTTCTGATATTAGTCGCTTTACCAATTGTTAAAGCATTCTTTTCTCTGTCCCAAGAATATACTGACACATCTTGTCCCACTAAATCCTTTATTGGAACATTGCCTTTATCTACAGTGTTTACCAGAGTATCTGGATGTAGGCACAACAAGTCACTTCTTCCACGTGAAGACCACGCAACTTTATTTATTGCAAAAAAGAAACAATCTCCTTCTAACTTGTTAAACCTTTTTGAAGACCGCGCATCATTATTTGTTCTTATAATATCTAATACTCTTTCTTTTTGAGCATATTTACCAGTACGATAATATACTTTAGTCATATTTTCAGGATTACCTCTTGCCATTTTAACTTTTGAGATAAGACCAGGGTCGAGATAACCAAGTTTTACATGACCATTATGTTGATTTACTTGAACAGGGTAGCATTGTTCACCCCATAAACCCAATTCTAATGCTTTTGTATCTTGTTTCATATTCCAATTATTGTCTGCGTCATTCCAGAATTTATCTAATACATCTTTAACACTCTCATCTTCGGCTTTGAATTTAAACCCATCTCCTATAACAAAATCTTTAGTAAGCTCAAGGATTCTATGTGCCATAGGGTTAGAATCATAGAGATAAAATGCTATCTCTTGCATACGCTTCTGCGTTGTTATGTCTAAATCTCTTATAGCTGACTTATTTAATGATGTCCAACCATAATCAGAATCACTACCAACTGAAGGCCACGATTCTTTAATCTTTGCTAAAAATTCATCTCTTTTTGTCATACTCTTAATAACTTTTGTTGCCTTTTTTCTCTTTGCCATTTTACTGCCTCCTTATCGTTTATAATGCCATGCATCTGAGATATGCATAGCAGGTTTAATTTCTTTACCTGGTGTTTCTATTTTGTGTCTCTGTATAATGCTACGTAAATTTGAATGATACATATTACGTGAAGTGCTATCTCCTTCGTCTTCAGGAGCGATACAAACCATACCTGCTTTTTGTAATGGAAATTCATGAACAACAAAATATTCCCAAGCGTTTACTTTATGTGTGGCCCAATTATCAACATGATCTGTTCCTGTTTTGTTAAACCTACATGATTTTAACGCTGTAGGGAATTTTGTACATTCAGAACTAATTACAAAACGTGGCATTCCATTAACTTGGTCTTTTAAGAACTTCTTACAAGTTCTTGCTTTTTCATCAAAACGTATTGGTCTTGTTTTAATCCTTACCATTCCTTTAGAAGCCATATTGTATTCCTGTATAACAGAAGTCATCGTAGTTTGACTTCTCTTATTTCCAGCTTCATCACCATAATATATTATCTCGTCTAATGCACCTTGATATCCTATTTTTGCAAGGATCTTAATTAAATTTTTGTAATGCTCAGGTGGCAACTTTTCTTTTTCTTCATACTCTTCTACCATAAATGCCCTTCTATCTTTATCTATCTGTAGGAATAGCATTACTGTTGCGGCTAAACCAAAATCAAAAGTAACATACAATTGGCTTCTAGGATTAAAATAAATTTTATGATCTGATACATGAATAGGTGTATCAAATTCAGGATAAGAAAAACGTGTCTTAGAACTACTATAACTTATTTCTAACTCTTGTGAAATTTCTTCTTCTGTCATAGCTGCTGTTTTTTTGATAAACCATTCTTCGTCACGGTCCGGTCTTTGCTTCCAATGAAACTTCAATTTCTTAAACCCCGCACCTTCTTGTTTATCTCTCTCTATTATCTGCTTTAATTCAAAGTATTTATTATCAGACGGATCTGATGGTGGTGTAGAATTAATAACTAAACAATCTGTTGAGTTCCTTATACCTTTCCACATTTCAGGAAACACATCAATATGTGCTGCTTCATCAATGAATATCATTTTATATTGTGTATCACGACCGGCATCTTTATTCGCAGACTCTCCTTTAATAATAGAGTGCGTGTGATAGACTTGAAATGATAATTTAGGATTACGTATTTGAAACTTTAACCAATCAGGTAATCTTTGGTATATAAAATCAATTCTGCCCATTAATGAATGAAATGTCTTTCCTGTATCTTCTACTTCAGACTCTTTTCTTGAAATATTTAACGCTGTAAAATAATCTGTAAACAATGCTTGATGTAATTCAAATGCCATAACAAACCAGCTTATCCCCATCTCTCTTGATTTCTCAACAAAGATATCTTCAAAATTCTTCATCACCTCAAGCATTTCAAGTTGGTGAGGCCATAATGTAAAAGGCATTATTTTCTCACCTTGTTTCTTTACATTAATAATCTTACAATAAGTATTAATGAAATAAGCTGGATCGTTCTTACAGAGCTTAAACTCTTTAATCCGACTTTTCTTCTGTTCCAGTAATGTCTGCGAGTTGCTCGGCAGTGAACATTGTTTCTTCATGTACTTCTGTTACTCCTCCTCTTAATTTAATACTTAATTCCATATAACTTTTTAATTGAGTTAACGATGCTTTTTCAAGCAATACACCGTTCTCAAGTAACCCCTTTAATTTTTCAACTACATCGTCTATTATACCTAGATATTCTTCCCTTTTATCTAATAGCTTCTCTTCAAATTTCTTATCTACTTTGCTTTGAAATTGAACAAGTCTCATCTTCAAAGGCTTAATACCACGCTTATCATCTCCCTTCTCAAAATACTTCTTTGCTGTTTCATAGCAAATATCACATTTATCACTTGCTTTCTTTAAAGTCATACCATCAGAAAGAAGCTGAAAGAGATTATTAATAGTAGTAACAGGAACAGCATAACGATATCCATGCCCTGACTTATAACGTTTCGGCTTTTTTAAATTATCTAACGATTT